CAGGAGATCGGGCAGGAGATCGGGCAGGAGATCGGGCAGGAGATCGGGCAGGAGATCGGGCAGGAGATCGGGCAGGAGATCGGGCAGGAGATCGGGCAGGAGATCGGGCAAAGAGGAATCACGACAAAGCCGGTTGATATTATCGCCAATGAATCACGACAAAGCCGGTTGATATTATCGCCAATGAATCACGACTCGGTCGGTCGTATAAACTTTCGGAAACACGACTCGGTCGGTCGTATAAACTTTCGGAAACACGACTCGGTCGGTCGTATAAACTTTCGGAAACACGACTCGGTCGGTCGTGGTTTATGTTGCCGATTTACCACGTCCGAAAATACACGACTCAGCCGGTCGTTTATTTTTCTGCGGTGCGGCACAACCGAGGCTGGACCGAAATTCTGCATCGCGGCACCGGAATTTTGTTCTCAGGGGACCCCGGAAAAAACCATCAGGGGACCCCGGAAAAAACCGCTGAAGCGATGCGGAAGTCGAGGTGACCGATGAAGGTGCGCAGCACGGTATCCTCGGCGTCCTGATAGAACCGGAAAGCCGGAGCGATGTGCGCCTTGGGCACCAGCACGTATTTTACCGTGGTTTCCTTGGTGATCCGATCTCGCTTCACGATGACCTTGTTCCCACCCTTTGTGTTGCGAATAAAGCTACCCTTGAGGTTGAGGGGCTTCTGCGATTTTGGGATGGAACCACCTGCATTGCGTTCTGGGTTGACAGGGATAGCCACAAGTCCGCCTTTCACAGAGCGTTTGTCCCCACCAGCTATTTGACGTGCCACCCACGCTTCCACCCAGGGATAGGTGAATTCGCCGCCGACCACGGTAGCCAAGTTGTATTTATCTGCCCGAACCAGTACCTTAAAAGTACGGCCAGCAAATCTTGTATTTTTGACCTTGAACGCCTTCGGCCACGTCGAACCGACGATCCTCTTGCGCACATCAAAAGCCGTGTCATTTAAGGCGCGGGAGGCCGCGAACGGTAATTGTTTCGACAGCATGTCCCCCAGCATCGCTTCCAGCTTGCCGATCTCGTTCGTCAGGTCGATTTCTAAGGGCATCTATCATCCTCCATTCATCGGCAAACACCTTGACGGTCATCATAGGCTCCACCTTGCTTCTGCCAAGCGTCGTGAGGCGCACACTACCATCTTGGGTCAGGCGTAGGTAGCCTTGACGCTCCATCGCTTCCAGTGAGGCCCGTTGAGGCCCCAGCGGTTGCATCCGGCGATCTCGGAACGTGTTGTTCACCATGACACCGTCTGGATTTGCTGCGATGACCTTCAGCACCCGCTTGATCGTTGCCGGTGCCGACACCTCGACGGTATTATCGACATAATGCCAGCCGATAGCAGTCAGCCACAGGAAGCCGTCACCCCCGATCAAAACATGATCGTCATCAAATAATTTCTGCGCACCACGGGGGATGATCACAGCGCCGGTTCGCATATTCAAAATACGATCAGCGGTGCGGATACACCCACCCTCAGCTATTCTTTTCAGTGTACTCAGTCTCGACATGAAAATCCCCCGTCAACCGCGCCACCCGCGCACGTACTCTCGGCTACTGTGTTATGTTCGTTACCATATATTTGTCTTCTGTTCAACTGTTACACAATATATACTATTCTTCCTCTTTCTTACATATCTTACTACTACCCCCCCTGAAATAGATAAAGAGATTGACAAGGTTGACAGAGCCTATAAGCCCCTGTGATCATTACAAAATTTCTGTCAACCACCGCTTGACCACCGGTTGCCGAGACTGACAGAGGCGGTTGACGGTTCTGTCAACCACTTTGGGGCTTGCAACCCTTGCAAGTCTAGTGTATCTAGTGCTTACACAACGGAGAATCACTATGGCTGACTTCCACAAAACTGCGCACAATCTGACCACCAAGCTGCAAGAATTCATCAGTCAGACCGGACTGCAAAATAGCTACGGTCTGGCAACTGACAAACTTGCCGAGGCGATCAAAGATTACCTCAACACCGCCAACCACCCGACCTTCTATGAGGTTGCTCAGGCCATCATGGACAGCAACACCGAAACCAATAGCATCTATCAGGTGCAGCGCATCGAATTTGCTGATGGTATCTATGTTTGCGACGGTGTTGTGATCCGCCGCAAAATGATTGTCACCCGCATCTGGACGGTGACCACCGATCTGAAGGTGACTGAGCAATGATCACGATCTACGCCTCCGCCAGCGCCCGGTTTTCCACATCGGGCGCTATTGCTGAATTGCTCGCCACTATTCCCCTGCATGGTCACACCGACATCGAATCCGTCCGCGATCTCTCAGGCTCCGTGGTATTCAGCAATGCCGTCCGCGCCCATGTCAGCGCCCAAACCCCACCCGGCCACGTCTACCGCATCCGAAAGCAACCCAACGGCGCTCTGCGCATTTATAGGACAAAATAAGCATGCTTATCGCATACATTACCGGCATGGCTACCAGCACCGCCGCCTTCATCCTGTGGGCTGCCCTCGGCCATTGGAAGCGTCTCGACCGTGCATTGCGTGTCGAAGCCCTCGCTGCCGTCGCCCAAGACACCTGCGACCTGTGGGCCACCGGATATGAGGACGATCTCCGCATGACCCGTCAGATCACCCAGCTTCACAAGGCTATTCAGGAGGTGACCGGCGAATGACTCACTTCCCCGATCACCTTGATCCCACCGAGCGTGTGATCATCAGCAAATTGCTGGATACCATCCTTTCGGCTGGCTATTTTATCGACGTGCGCGATGCCTATGGCGATGGTGATGAACCAATGGAGCCAACCAATAACCGCACCTTGATCGAAGCCGAGGTTGCCGCGACCGGTGAAACGTGCCTCGACATTTACGATGCCGATGGTGCCCGAGGCTTCATCCTGTTGATCCACGGTAATGGCGAGGACGTGATCAGTGACAGCAGCGACAATGAAACAATCAACGCACTGATGGAGGAATTGGAAAATGCCGACGATTGATCTGATCAAGCGGCTGCGGGATACGGCAGTCATCCGTGCTGCCGATATTCACGAAGCCGCCGACCGCATCGCCGCGCTTGAGGCGGAGAACAACCGCCGCGCCGGGATCATCCACGATCAGGACGCGCATATTCTGGCGCTTGAGGCGCAGGTGGCGCGGCTGCGGGAGGCTGACCCGTCCGCCCCAATCGACCTGAGCCAAGAGGCGGTGGACGACATGGCGTGGACGCTGGATCACATGGGCGAGCCGGGTTCGCGGCCCCGTCACGCGGCGGCGATGCTACGGGCGTTGCGGGCTGCGGCCCCGGCTGACCCGGTGGCGGAGGCGGCGCTGCACCGTTCATTCCCCGACGCTGGCGATGGTAGGCCAATGCCGCCTATGGGCGACGAGTTGATGATCTGCGGCCTTAATGGGGCGGATGCCCGCTTTGTTGCCGTCCAGTTGGCTAATCGCGGGCTGACTCTGCGCGATTGGCGCGAGACGGCCATCAACGCGATGGACCTCGCCCACAGCGACTACATGACGGGCAAAGGCCGTGATCCGGCGAAATACACCAGCCAATTCAGTATGGCTGCAACCGCCCTCCGCGCCATCGGGGAGGCCAGCCATGCCGCTGATTGATCTAGACGCGGCAATTGCTGCGCTGACTGAACGGCAGTCCAACTACCGCGAAGAAAGCACAACGTGGGCGCAGATTGGCTTGGACATTCTCACGATCCGCGCCCTGCCCACCGTCCAGCCCGAGCCTGCCCCCGCGCCGGGGGCCGATATTGATGATCGCCTGCACAACGCGTGGATGAATTATCTGCATCTGCACCAAGCGGCCTACGATGTTTGGCGCTGGTTTGAGGTATCACGGCCTGACTTGATAGGCCCACGCGTCGAAGCCCTGCGTGACGCAGTAAATGGCCCTCGCCCATACGGCTCTTTCGCCGCGGATACCCCCACGCCCGCGCAGTTGCTGGCCGAGGCCCTGCAACTGCCGGAGGTGAAGGCGTTGGCGGATGCAGGGCAAAGAGCGGCGGGGACATACTTTTATCATGGATGGATGAATGGTTTTCAGATGGGCAATCTGCGCGACGCCCTCGCTGCACTGAAAGGAGAACAGACCATGAGTGACGCAGTGGAGCCGTCTAACTATGAACTACACGCATCGGATGACATGGTCTACGCCCTGCTTGACGCGGCCTATGCTCGTGAAGAAAAATTAGAAGCCGCCCTCGCAGAAATCGCCGCAGCAGTCGCCTGCATCGAAGGCAAAGACAAACTGGACCGCGAGTTGATCCGCAATATCATGGAAAGCCTCGCCCTCATCAAGGAGCCGCGCACATGACCATGAACGACCGTGAGATCGAACGCCGCAATCGGATCAAGTGGGCCGTGGCAGCCTATGCCTACCAGATCGCCGATGATCCGGTGATGACCGATGAACAATTCGACCGACTGGCCCGCAAGATCAGGCCACAGGTCACCACCGGAAATATCCTGTGCGATGTGTATTTCCGGCTGCACTTCAACCCTGATACCGCCATGATGATCACACGGCACCCCGAGATCGGCGGTATCGCCCACATTTATCGTGTCATGGGCGACCTGATACGCGACTATAATATTGAAGGGTGGAGGGTGCGTTAGCCCGAATAATTCTGCGCCCGACAGTAGTCATCGAAAGTACCCTCGACGCCCGGTAGCCTAAACAGCATCGGGCGTTTGCCTTCCTCGGCCAGTATTCCCCGTGGTGCCCGCCCCCAAGCGATGTAGCCGAGGGCTTCCAGTATCTCGACCTGTTTGTTGCGGTTTACGCCATGCCGCCGCCGCTGCATAAGTTGATCCACCGCCCACGACGATGCCCATCCGCCCCTAAATCCCGGCGTATTATCAGCGGCAGCCTCAAGGATATCCGCCTCAATAGGCCCCGTGGTGCGGCGCATTGCCTCAAGGGTGCTAGAGGTGGCCGGTGCCCTGTGAACATCACCAGAAGGATCATAGGCCGGATCAATCGGGAAGGTTGACAGGTAGTGAGCCACAGCCGCGTATCCGCCTTGCTTATCCAGCCACTTCCAAAATGTCGGGAAGAATGGACCGCTCAACCCATCCCTCACCAGATCGGCAGGTGACTGTTGTGCCGTGTAGAAAATAGCGTATCGACGGTCACCCACTGATTTAATAACAGCGTCTTTGAAGTTGGTGCAGAGTCCGAAATTAGCGAAGTTTTGAATCATCCGCTTCTCGCCACCCATCGGCCTGATCTCAAGGTTTCGGTTGGTGATCAATGGTTTCATTTCGTCCAGTATCTCATACTTTCCACGCATATGGATTTCTTCGATCAGGATAAATACCTTGGCCTCGACGTAACCGTTATATTTCTCGGTCAGTTGGGAAGCCTTGGGCATGTGGGTGTATTGCTGGCCGACAGCATAGGCGACACAGGAGAATAGTGCAGTCTTGCCGTTACCCTCGCACCCCTGCAATACCGGTGCCCACTGGAATTTCACACCGGGCTTTTGCACCACCGCCGCCATATAATTCAGGAGAATAGCACGATCAGTATCGTTCGGCAGTAACTTCCCGACAAGATAAATAAATGGTGAAATGTCACCCGGCGTTTTATCGACCTTCGGATCGAAATAGACATTGACCGAATCACCGATAATCTCGCCGCCTGCCCGTTTCGGATCAAATGTGATGTGTGATACTTTCGGAAACCGAACCGCTCTGTTTTCCGTGAATGCCTCGAAGGCTTTCTTGCTTGGACCGTTGCCGTTCGCTTGCATTTGGAAGATGAACCCGCCTTTTTCGACATTGAATACCTCCGGCTTCATTATTTTACCGGTCGGCCCCATGATCCGGTGGAGATCGCTGATGTAGACATGGCCGGCAAAGTGGGTGACTTGCTCAGTTGTGGTCATATAGAATTGACCGGCGTCGTCACCGCTGGCAGTCGGCATCCCCGGCAACCCTGCCGCCCGTGCCGGTGTGTCATAGACTTTCTTGCAGAGCCTTGCGGCATTGCCAACCGATTCAGTCCTATAGTCTGCCCGATCTCGGTATTTGTCCCGCATCAGGCCAGACTGCCGAAACAGCCGGTCCATGCGAGGCATATCCTTACCTGTCCAGAAGGCCAGATGGGTCAGCAGCGCAGCATCAGCGGCACTATGATCGAAGGTGCCCTCAACCGCCCCCGGATAGACCTTCGCCAGCGTCTCGACCCGCGCTTCCCACAGATCAGCAAAGCTGGCCTTCAGACCGAACGCCGAACCCGCGCTGCCAGCCGCCGCCAGTGCCTTCCTGATCAATTCAGCATCATCGGATGGCCCGGTATAGGTTGGATCAACACCCACCGGCAGATCGCCTAGAACGGTCTTCTGTGGCACGATCTTGAGAAGCTGGCCTGTCCAGTCATATTCCGCAGCTTGCCCACCTACGGGCTGCCAGCCGGTCGGCCCGAAGGCAATGAATCGCCCACCAGTGTAGAATTCCAGCCAGCCATCCCAGCGGTGTTTCCGGTCCTTCAATTTACTGGCGTCACACCGGCCCATGATGTGAAGGCCACGGCCAGACTGCGACACCTCGCCCCAGCAGCCGGGGAATGACTGCCAGATCGCCAGCGCCTCGGCCCGCCACTGACCGTCATCCTGAAGGCATTTGTCGAGGTCGAGAAAGAACCAATTATCTTCATCCCGCATAGCATAGGCCACCGGTAACCCCGTGGCTGCCGCAGCAGCATGGGTCAGGTGGAACCGCTGATCATGGGCGTCTATCGTGTTGCCATGAGGGTCACAGGGCAGCTTCTCTGTCCTATCACCGCTCTGGACGGCTTTCCAGTTAATGAAGCGCGGGGGGAGAGGGGGAATCATTTCCGAAACTCCCCGAACGGCAGATCGCCCCGGCGTTCATTGCAACCCAGACAGGATACCTTCAGGTTCCGCATATGATCGTGACCACCCTTTGATTTGGGCCGGACATGTTCAAGCGTTGCGCACGTTTTTGCTAGAGGTATTTTTTTCATGTCCCACGTCAGCGTATTGCCACAAAAGCAGCATTTGTTATTTTGTTCGCGTCCGATGATTCGCCGCGCTTCCCACTTTGAAATAGCGAAACCGTTGTCAGTCTGTATTTCTGGTACGCGCATACGGTAGCACTCCCATTCTCAGACATGCCTTAGAGTAGTAGTCCTGATCTTTTTCAATGCCGATGAACCGCCGCCCCGTGTTCTGGCAGGCAACGCCGGTCGTGCCGCTTCCCATCGTGAAATCCAGCACCGTCTCGCCTTCGTTGGTGTAGGTGCGGATCAGGTATTCCATTAGCGCGACGGGCTTTTGCGTGGGATGAAAGACTTCATCGTTCGGGTTGGAAAAATCTAGTATTTGCCTCGGGTAACCTTCCGCTGTTATTTTACGGTCAAGTTGGTGAGAGTCACGCGCCGGAGTTGTACCATCAGATTTAATATAATTCTTTGGGCGTGACCAATCTTTATCCACCTGTTTCAACCCTTGAGGAAAATAGGGCATATTCACCTTGGAGCCATTGGCCGTCATCCCTTCGGAAAATACGCTAATTACTTCAATATCTTTCAGTGGTTTCAACTTTGCGTTGGTAAAACCACTAGGGCGAGATTTACGCCAATACCAATCATATTTGAACATGGTGAGATTGCTGGCCCGCAGCAAACTACTGAAAGGTTCTTGTCCAAATAACACCGCTGCCCCGTTTCGCTTCAACACCCGCCGCACTTGCGCCCACATTGGCTCAAACGGAATGACGCTATCCCACGCGCAAGCCGTTGTTCCATAGGGAGGGTCTGTCAGTACAAGGTCAACAGAACCCGAATTCAGAGTCGCTATTGCTTCTACGCAGTCTCCGTGAATTAGTTGCATGACTCGACCCTTTTTTGCGCTACAGAATAGTATTCAGGGTCAATCTCGACCCCGATGAACCGTCGCCCCTCAGCCTTAGCTGCCACCGCTGCGGCACCGGACCCCATAAACGGATCAAGGACAAGCTGACCGGGCAGTGTGGAATTCCTGATAAGGTGCCTGATCAATTCAACCGGTTTCTCGGTCGGGTGCGATTTACCACCGGTCGGATTGGTGAATTCCATCACTGTCTTGGAGCCGGGATGATTGATTGTCTTGGCTTTCCCTTTCCTACCAAAGATCACGTATTCGCAATCCTTCATGTACCAGCGGTTCGGTGTGCAATTCTGCTTTTTCCAGATCAGCAGATTATGCAGGCTGAATCCTGCATTAACCAACTCATTTCGCGCCTCGAATAGATTGTCAAAGTTGGTCATCAGATAAATATGAGCGGATTGCTTCATCACCCGATAGAGCATCGGTAGGTAGTCGGAGAATTCGATATCGTTGTGGCGGAATATCTTGCCATCGTTGGCTGCAAGAATACCACCTTGCCCGTGCATCCAAGACGATGGGCCATTCCCGCCAGAGATCACCCGATAGGGAGGGTCAAGGAATACCATGTCGACCGATTCAGGCAGCAGCTTGAGGTCAAGGGCGTTACCGAGAATGAGTTTCATAGTGACATCACCGTTTGAATGAAGGTTTTCGCAAGCGGTCCAACGATTGCATTGCCGTAACCACGCAATCGTCCCATTCTTTCGGCAGCCCCATGAGCCAGCGGGAATGTGCCGGATTCAACGCACCGCCACCTCCCATCTCTGCCAAGGAGCCAGTCACAATCTCGCCAGAAGTTTTCCAGCGAATCGGTGTTTGCAACTGCGCTGCCAGATTCAAGTCCAAACCGTGACCGTTCTTTGTTGTTCCTGCAACCCATTCCAGAATTGCTTTCTCGCTGTATTGCCGAGTATCCGATGCCGATGGTGCTGGCCAACCGCAAAAGTGGGCTGCACCCTCCGAACCTATTTGTTTTTTCTTCTCCGTGCGCCTCAATACTGTTTCCAGACTGGTGTATCGCCATTTTTCGTCCGATGCTGCCGGAGTCGGCCAACCAGTAAAGCCTCTGTCTGAGTTGCGGTGAGCCGACCCCCGCAGCACATAGATTAGCCGCCCCAACGGCGTAACCTGAGTTTTCCAGATCAGTTGATACAAGGTCGAGCCAAATGAGGCCATCCTTTCCTGCAACTTGTTCCCCAACGATTGTGTCAGGACAACACTGTTCAATGAGCCAATAGAGGGATGGCCATAGGTGCCGCTCGTCATCAAACCCAATTCCTTTGCCTGCCGTGCTGAAAGGTTGACACGGGCATGATGCAGTCCAGATTTTACGATTGTCAGACCAACCTGCCTGACGCAGAGCGAGTGACCAGATGCCAAATCCGGCAAAGAAATGGCATTGGGTAAACCCGGCAAGGTCAGAAGGTTTGACATCTTCAATACTCCGATCATCCACGATTCCGGGTGCAATTAAGCCTTCAACGATCAACTGTCTCAAGACAGCTACAGCGCCAGGATCAATCTCATTGTAGTAATTCATTTCGGCAATAACCCCAGCTTCACCATTTCTTCCCGCGTCCTGATTTTGGACCGAGTACGACTCACGTTATCGGGACAATTACCACAATCGCAATACGGATGCTTGTGAATATGCTTTGCGCAGACAGCACTGATATTGCGCTCACCCAATTCCTTAAAGCAGCCGGGATAGCAGCAAATCTTGACGGGAATTGCAGGTACAGCCCGAACATCGGGCACCAGATTGAGGCGTTTCTTCACAATCCCAATTCCTTTCCTTGTGTGGTGAATTCAGGCGCACGATCCATCACCCCACGCCAGAGATCGACCTGAGTTTTGAAATAATGCTGCACAGTCTTTTTGGAGGTTTCAATGGTGCAGCGTTTTGCCACCGCACCATGAGTTACCGTATGCAGCCCCGTATCTTTGGCGATACTGACTGCGGCTGTGATGATCACAGTGCGGCGAGTGTGAGGGTCGAGTCTCATTTGCCAAACACGTCCTCAACCGACTGCGCAAACAACCCGACGCCACCGAGGGCGCGGACATTGGTCAGGAAGGCCGACTGTGCCCGTTCCCGGTCATCGGTCGGTGCCTTCCAGCCGGGGCGCTTCACCTCGACCGCAAAGAATCTGCCCCACACCTTACCCACATCAGCTTCCTTGATCTCGTTCGGCAGTATCCCGATCAGGTCGGAAGATTTCCAGTGTTCCGACAACTTGGCCGAGTCGTTCCCCAACCCATAGCGCACCATGCGCCCGGTGTCATCCTTGTACGCGCCAGAGTTGTTCCGCCACAAGGGGATGCCCGCAGCAGCAGCACGGAGCCGGATCGCCGACTGCACCACAGCCTCGGAGCCGACTTTCGTATCAGGCACCGGCAGACCCCGCGTAGGGTCCAACAGGTCCATCAGGTCCATAAGCGCAACTGTCGAGATTCCGTGTTTCGCGGCCCAAGAGAAGATAGTGTGGTCTGACATAGTGCGAGTCCTTCAGGTGTTTCCTGCACCTTGCGCTTGGCAATTAGTGCGTTGATTTCATTGTCACAATCGCCGAGAACCTTACTGAGAGTAGCCCGGTCGAGAGTACCCCATTCCGCCAGCATCGCCTCGGTTCGCGTCAGGATCATGTTGCACCCACAGTTGCCAAAACAGAGCGGGCCGGTCACTCGGAGAGATCAGGGCATGATTGATGATCGCTATCGCATTGACGACATCAAAATCCATCCGAGGAACGGGGTCCACTTTCAGACTCACCGTGGCATATTCTGCCCGCAACATGATCTCGTCAACCACCTTGACGCCTAGGTGAGGGACAGGCGGCAAGCCAACCTCGACCCGCAGAGCCGTGTTGAATTCCTCCACCTCGGCGCGGTACAAGTCATTGCAATACCGCTCTTTATGCGGTGTAGGTACATCACCCATGAAGGCGGTTTCCTCGACATCATGGATCAACCAATCCCTGATCTCGGCTGCCGGTCGCCGCTTGTGCTGCATCAGGATTGCACCGGTGATGGTATGATCCAGAACCGACCACGGCGAGGATACCCAGCCGCCCCACCGGCTGATGTTCCCCATTGCGCGAATACGGGCGGGTGTCAAAATCGTCATTCTGATATCTTCTCCATCAGTTTAGCAGCATCGGCTGCGTTGAGAGTTTGGGCGGTTGCAATATCGACACCGTAATTGTGGTAAAAGCGCCGATAGATTTGAGAGTCAGTCTGGCCGATGTGCTTCAGGTTACCGGCCCATTGGGCGATTGCCGCCCGCAGATCGTTCTGGGCGGCCTGCCGGTTCCGCCAATTGTTGCTGATCGCCTTGGCGACAATATCGCTGACACCGGCAGGTATCAAAGGCGAACCGTCAATACGAGCGATCTCACCTCGCATTGCCGCCAGAATTTCAGGGTCCAATTCCTCAAGGTCACCAGCAACTTGCTCCGGCAATTTCCGACCGGCAGGAACGGATTGAAATCCACAGTGCGGGCATATTTTCAGGAAGCCCGAATATGCGAGGAAACAGGAGGTACAGGTCGAGACAGGCTCTACATCAGGATCACGCAACCGGCGCTTACCAGCTTGTTCATCAAACAGCGACCATTTGCGAGGCGCATCTGGCAGCCCGTGGCGGCGTACATTGCCGACATGATCAATGATGATGCCGTGTGACTTTCCCGGCAGCAACCGCAGCGCCCGACCGAATTGCTGGACATAGAGACCATAGGATTCAGTTGGTCGCGCCATGCTGACCACCTCGACCGCAGGCACGTCCAGACCCTCGCCGAATAGGTCGACGTTTACCAATTGGTCGAGGTCGCCGCGCTCAAATTTGCGCATCAACCCTTCGCGCACCAATTCAGGTGTTTTGGCGCTGACCGCCTCGGCCCTTATTCCTTGGGCTTGATAGGCAAGAGCGACATCGGTGGCCTGATCCACATCAACAACGAAAGTAATACCGCGCCTTCCTTTGGCGAACCTGATGTAGCTTGCAACGACATCGCCAACAATTTTAGACTCATGCATCACCTTCCTGAGTGACGGTGCCGAAAAATCACCAGTGGAACCGATCTCGATATCTTCCCGATGGATTGACGCGGGCGGTGCAAAAATACGGTAGTCGCACAGGCTGCCAGAGTCGATCAATTCCCGCATTGGCGGGCCGATCACCATAGCATCAAACAGCCCGTTCTGTGCCCGACCCAGCGAACGCCGATCTGCCCTGACAGGTGTGGCCGTAAAGCCGATACCGTAAGCGTTCGGGAATAGCGAGATCGCCCGACCCCACTTGTTATCCGGCAGACAGTGGTGACAATTGTGTACTACAATCCCGGCAGCCGTGTAGGTATGGAGGTCAGCAACTTCAATATTATAAACTGAGTCGCCAGCGGGGAAGTCAGAATTGTTTCGTTGGAGAACCGTAACACTTTCCAACCGCACCCACTCAGAAATGCATCCTTCCGCTGATCGGATATCCGACGCTTTCCGGTGTGACTTGTCCCGTCTGCCTCTACTGCTATTTTCAATGTCGGATGGGCACAATCTATTTTGTAATGCATCGGCCCCGTTCCTTTCGGGAATGTCGTGCGAAATACAAATTGCTCCACAAATCCCATCGGAGCCAGTAGCAACATCAGCATCATTTCGGCTTTGGTCGGCGGTTTTCCGTTCCCACCACGAATGGGCGGTGCGTGCCCAATTACCTTCAGCGTCGACGCCATTTTCAATCGGGACGTTTCCGATTTCATCGGGTTGTTTGATTTCATTCTCGCTGATGCTAGTCGCCTGTTGGTCGCAGCCATCGTCACCGATGAAATTGTTGATCTGTATTTCGTGCTGCACGTCATGCTGCAAAATGGTCGACCATTCCGACGATACAGTGCCATGCTCGCACTTGGTCGGTTGACTGGCGAGTTGCACATCAAGCACTTCATCACTGGTGGTAAGGTCTTTCGCATTCATCCATCCTCTGCGCGTCCAGATTGGATGCCCACCTGTAACGTACAGAACATGGTGCGCCCATGCAAGTCGGATCATCTGATCGGGCATGGGGTTTTTAAATAGTCGAGTGATGGGTTTGATGGTCAGATCACCTGATGTTTCATCAAAGGCTGTGACCATATCACCGATACTGAGTGTTTCAATTGGTCGACCATCAACCATTGTTCCTGCCGGGAAACATTCGTCAATCAGCCAGCAGCCCACAGTGTTTGCCCACTGGATCAAGGTATCCGCCCGCACCGCCAACGTGTCGACAGAGGACACGGTGAACTTGGCCCGCGAATCATAGTAGCTGCGACCAAACTTCTCGACATGCGACTGGATACAGGCGCGCACGGTACCATCAGCCGCGATGATATTGTGTCGCAGTCCGAAGGCTGCCATTGCACGACTGATCTGGCCGATCAACTCTTTCCGGTGAGCGATAGCCACACCGGGCACTTGAAGGTCAGCCGCTATCTTGCCCATTTCAACGGTTTTTCCGCCGCCCGTGGGTAGTACATTCAAGACGTTGCGGTGGCCCGCTTGCCACTCCGCGTACACGCCGAGTACCTGTTTTTCTTGGTAGGGCCGAAGCTTCATCGCTATTTTCCTGTTGACTGGTATTTTGTTAGTCTATATTAGTCCATGTTGTCAACCGACAAACTGCCATCAACCAAGAGGGAAAACATGGCCAAGCTTCAACTGACCTACAATTTTGATACGCCGGAACAACTGATCGCCCATCTGCAATCGGTCACCGGCAAGGCTGCGGCCCCGGCACCGACCACAACGCTGGTGGCCCCCGTCGCAACGCCCGTCGCCGCTCCGGTGGAAGTGCCCGCCGAAGTGATCACCGATGCCGTTGACAAGGATGGTCTGCCGTGGAACGCGGAATACCACAGTGACCCGAAGTCGTTCAACGATGACGGTACTTGGCGTTCCAAGCGTGGCAAATCCGAGGAAGCCAAGAAAGCCCGTGCTGCGTTCCTTGCCAAGGGTGGCGCTGTGACCGCTCCGGTGATCCCGGCTGCCCCGGTTGCTGCCATGCCGACGATGCCGGTCGCCGCCCCCGCCATGCCGACGATGCCGGTCGCCGCCCCGGTCCTGCCGCCGCCGATCAGCTATGAACAACTGATCGCCAAGGTCACCAACATGATGACGACCGGCGTGGTCGACGGCCCAACGGTGGTTGCCATGTACGCCCAAGCAGGCTATCCCGACCCCTCGGTTTTCGAAACCAACGAAACCGCCCGCCGCGCCCTCTACAACGTGCTGTTGACCAAACAGCCCGACTGACGGTCTCTGCCCGGTGGCTTCAGTGTCACCGGGCTTCCAAGAAAGGGATAGAAATGGTCAGTCCTGAAATGCTGGTGGCTCTGCGGATGGCCCTCGGCGTCCAGTCAATCAACGTTACCGAGATCAACGGTATCTTCCAATTCTCAACACCCGGTCGCCGTAATTGGGTTGGCATGTCGAAAGATATGGTCGAGGTGATGAACAAAGAAGATATCGGCGGCAAGTCTTACTGGTGGCTGGTGCAGCAACTCAGGGAGTTGCCCCGGATATGATTGCCCTTCGCCCGTCCTCGGCCCATATCTGGACCCAATGCCCCGGCCAGCCCGTTATGGCGTCGAGGGTACCCAAGCCCGAACCGACTGACCCATCCCGTGAGGGCACCTGCGCCGCTTGGGTGGCCGAAATGGTGCTGACAGCGACGAATGGCCTGACCACCTCAGACATGATCGGTATTTCCCATGAGAATGGGTGGCTGGTGACACCCGATATGGCTGCCCATATCCGCCGATATGTCGAAATGGTCAGGTCGCACGGCGGGCAAATTCACACCGAACGGAAAGTCAGGCTCAACCAGTTTGTCGAGGGTACGCCCGATGCCTATGCGGTGTTGAGTGCCGAGGGTACGCTATTTGCCGATGACCTGAAATATGGCTATTTGCCGGTGGAGCCTTACCGCAACCCGCAAGTCAGTATCTATGTCGGTTCTATCATCCGCGATCTTATGTTAAGCGGTGTGACCATCACCAGCGTCCAGATCGGCATTTACCAGCCACGGGCTTGGCACCCTTCCGGCAGCTATCGGACATGGCAGGTATCGGCTGCCGATCTCATGCAGTATGTAGCCGAGATCGAAGCTGCTATTCCGGCAACCCAAGCCGACAGCCCGATCTTGAAGGCCGGTGAGCATTGCGAATACTGCCCCGCCGCCGCGACCTGTGCAGCGCTGGCAAACGCTAATTATCGCACGTATGACAAGATCACCTCTGACACCCAGCGGCATATGCGCGATGACGAATTGAAACAGGAGTTGGAATTCCTGATGAAGGCCAAAGCCATGCTGGACGGCAGGGAAACCGCCGTGTACGCTGAAGCCGAGGCAAGAATCGCCCGTGGCGCCCACATTCCCGGTTGGCACATGGCCGAACGCCGAGGTGCCCGCCGCTTCAAGTATGATGCCGCGACGATCAAATTGCTGACCGGTGGAATTGATCCGGTCGACAAAAAGATGGTCACACCGGCTGAATTGGAGCGTCGAGGTGCCGACCCGAAAATTGTGGAGAAACTGACGGAAATTCCCCGGATCAAGCCCGCTCTGCAACCCATCCCGCCGGGATACTTCACCAACATGTTCAAAGCAAAGGAAAGCAAATGAACAGTACTGACGACACCCGCACGGCAAATAACGCTGTTCGGCACACCTACCGTGTCCTGAGTGATACGGAAAAGTTGCAAATGCAGGCAGTCAAAGACGCCGGTGCGGCGTTCATCAGCCTCTTGCATGAAATCGGGAGCACCGGCCCAACCGGTGATCGTTTTGCAAGCCGCGACTTGTCGCTGGCAAATACCCATCTGGAGGATGCCGTTATGCGCGCCGTCCGCCACATCACCGCCTGATAGGAGATATCCAATGGCAAATACGAAACTCGACAATCTTTTCACGCCCGGTGGCCGGTTGGTCATGGGCAGCCTGACCGAGAAGGCAACCACCGATCAGGACAACAAACCGATTCCGCCCGAGAAACAGGCGTATTTCTTCGGTGTGGCGGTTCCGAAGTCGGCACCCGGCGCGAATGAGTTGATTGGTCGCCTGTGGCAAATGGCCGCGACTGACTATGCCCAAGCACCCTTGGTCATGGCTCAGATCAACATGGGCCTCGCCGCCAAGGATTTCTCTTGGAAAATCCAAGACGGTGATCTACCGGTTTATGACAAGGCGACCGGTGCCGCCAAGGCGATGCCGGATTACCTGAAGGGTTGCTGGATTTTCAAATTCAAGACCCAATTCGAAATCTCGGCCTGTGACAATGCTGGTATCGACATCGCCCGCAAGGACATCAAAAAGGGCGATTACGTCGACGTGATGTTCTCGACCCAAATCAACGGCAAGTTTGACGATACCGCTGGTATTTACCTCAACCCGAACGCGATTCGCCGCCTCGGTTTCGGTGAAGCCATTGCCAGCGGCGTCGTGGCCTCGCAAGCCTTCAAAGGCCAAGCCGCCAGCCTGCCGCCCGGTGCTACAGTGATGCCGACCGCTGCCGGTGCCTTGCCGGGTGCCGGGATGCTTCCCGGTGCCCCGCCCGCCGGTGGCATGCCGGGTGTACAGCCCCCGGTAGTCGGCTACCCTTTGGCTGGCACTCCGACCGGCTTTGCCCCGGCCCCGACCGCACCGGTCGCTGCCAGCGGTATGCCGGGGATGCCCGGTGTCTTGCCCCCGACTGCATCCCCTTCTAGCCCCGGTGCACCACCCTATCCGGCGATCTTGACACCGCCCGCCCCCGTGGCCCCGCCGCCCCCGGTTGGCCCGCAGCGCCCGCTTGACCCGACGCATATCCATGCGGCTGGTACGCCGGGTGAAATGTGGTGGATCAACGGCGCTTGGCAGCCCGCAGTCCGCTAATATCAACGGGGCGATCTCACCGGTCGCCCCACCAACTCAGGAAGGATGGAATCATGGCCCGCAAACCCAAGAAAAAGCCGACCGGTGTGGAGATCGCCGCCCGCGATCTCGACGCCCACCGGAAATTCACAGCCAAGCGGCTGAAGAAAGCCCCGGCCCCGCAGATCACCCGCCAGCAACGCCGCGCTGCCGAACGGCAGTCGGCCAAGGGCAGCATCTATCGGGATGAACGCACCGGCGTTGAATACTACGTCTGAAACCCCGCCAGTACAGGAGATACCTATGGCATTCAAATACCCTCTGAAGGCAACCGCGACCCTGATCGGTTCTGGTGAATCCGGCCAGATCATCGGTCGTGCCGAATACACTGAAGCGAAACAGGACTACCTGATTCGGCTTGTCGCCGCCGATGGTCGGTTGGTCGAGGTCTGGTGGAAAGAGTCCGCTATCGCCTCGGTCGAGTTGCCGCCCAAGGGTGAGGTGCCTGCCGCGCTGCGCAAGGCCACCGAACCTGCGACCACGCTGCCAACCGGCCTTCCCGGCCTTCCTTCCTGATTTGACCGGACAATCCCGCATGGAAAACGACTTCATCTATGACATCGAAACGATGCGGAATTTGTTTTCCTGCGGGATTGTCCATGCTGCCACCAAAACCCGGTGGATATTCGAGGTATCGCCTCGCCGGAACCAGTCCCGGCAATTTGTCGAATTCATCTTCTGGTTCAAGAGCATTGGTGCCCGCATGGTCGGCTTCAACAACGAAGCCTTCGACTGGACAGTCATTGATCGCTTGGTGAAGCTGTTTCGAGCCAATGGTTATTTTACCGAGGAAGATGCCTATCAGATCGGGCAAGAGATCATCAATGCACAGCGCTTCACCACGACGATTTGGGAATCCGACCGGATCGTAAAACAGGTTGACCTGTTCAAGATTCACCACTTCGACAACCCCAGCAAATCCACTAGCCTCAAAAAGCTGGAAATTGCCATGCGGGCGCACGATGTCATTGATCTCCCCTATTCCCCGCATGAACCACTCTCACCTGTCCAGATGGACAATGTGATTGAGTATATGTGCCATGACGTAAATGAAACTCTGCGGTTCTACTGGCTATCTGCCGATCAGATCAAATTCAGGGATGACCTGAAGGCCAAGTATCCCGATCTCGGCGACGTTGTGAATTTCAATGATACCAAAGTCGGCAAGAAATACTTTGAGCGGGAATTAGAACAACGGCTGCCCGGTTCCTGCTACACCCGCGTCAAGGGGCAACGCAAGATCACCAACCAAACGGTTCGTCAGCAGATCGCCATTGCCGAGGTGATCAGCCCCAAGGTCATGTTGACGCATCCTGAGTTTGTGCGAGTATTGAATTGGTTGAAACAACAGATTCTCACCCGACCGCAGATCGCCGATGCCCTCGCCGAGAAGGTCGAAACCAAAGGGGTTTTCAATGGATTGGTGGCTTGCGTTGACGGTTTCGATTTCGTTTTTGGTGCCGGTGGCATTCATGGATCGTTGGAGCGTCAGTCGGTTACAGCAGATGACAATTTCGATATTATTGATATTGACGTGGCTAGTTATTATCCTAATCTTGCTATCACAAATGGATTTTACCCGGCCCACCTCTCAGCCGATTTCTGTAAGGTCTATAAGGACCTTTTCGATCTGAGACAGACTTACGGTAAAAAGACTGCCGAGAACGCCATGCTGAAGCTGGCCCTCAACGGGGTTTATGGCGACAGCAATAATGACTTTTCACCGTTCCGCGACGCCCAATATACAATGGCGATCACGATCAATGGGCAGCTTATGATCTGCATGTTGGCCGAGAACCTGTTGTACTATGGCGGTCAGCGCCTCGACGGTGTGACCATCATTCAAGCAAATACCGATGGTATCACGCTGCGGGTGCGCAAGGACATGCGGCCCTATGTCGAGGGTGTCTGCAAGGCTTGGGAAATTCACACCGGGTTGACCCTCGAATCCGTCGATTACTCGGCGATGCACATCAGGGACGTGAACAATTACATCGCCGTCAAAAAGAAGGATGGTTCGGTCAAACGCATTGGTACCTATGCCTATGAGTCGGCCCTTGAAAATCCTTTCACGCGGGAATTGGTCTGGCACAAGGATCAATCAATGCGCGTGGTGGCGATGGCTGCCGAGGCTCAACTGGTACGGGGAATCCCGGTGGAGCAATTCATCATGGGTCACCGCGATCCTTTCGACTTCATGCTTTCGATCAAGGTGCCGCGCACGTCGAGGCTGATGCACGGTGACGTGCAAACGCAAAATGTCTGCCGGTATTATGTGTCGACCGATGGTTACCAGATGACCAAGATCATGCCACCAGATCGGCACTTTGAAGTACAAAAGGGTTGGACAGTCACCCTTGCTAATTCCACCGATAATTTCCGATGGGAGAATGTGAATTGGCTGTTTTACATCATGGAAGCAAGGAAGCTGTTAATATGACAACGCTGGCCGATATCCAAAAGCTGATTGAAGGGCGGGACCTTGAATTCGTCTCGCTATTGCGCGGCGTACCCTTCTCATGCTGGATCGTCGTCAAGGGCGTATCCGGCACCTTCCGAGGGCACGGGCCGACCGTAGAGGCTGCCTATGCTGCCGCGCTGGCACAAGTGCCCGGTAGCGCCCGCAAACCCGCTGTGACGATCCAAATACCGGGGCTTCCCCAGCCTGCCGCGCTTCCCGGTCTGCCGGGGCTGCCGGGACACCGCACTCGTATGCCGGGGCTGCCGACATGATCACACTCGCCGAGGCTCTGGCCCGTGGGCTGCATGTCAGCTTCTCACCGTGGCCCTATAACGCGGGCGGTATCAACTGTCACATCGGCGGCGAAGGCTTGCGTGGTGATGTGCTAGGTGGCCGTGGGACAACGCCAGAAGCCGCTCTGGCTGCCGCTGCCGCCAAGCTGCCTGCCGGTGCCGGGAGATCACCCCAGCCTGCCACGCTGCCCGGTCTGCCGGGGCTTTCAACCCTGCCGGGGCTTCCCGGCCTTCCCAAGAGGTGACCTATGCTGATTGCATTTTCTGGCCTTGCCGGTTCCGGCAAAACCACCGCCGCCCGCCATCTTGTCGAGGCCCACGGCTTTGTCAGGTTGCGTTGGGCCGAGCCACTGAAGGCCATGATCAAGACACTGATTGAGGTCGAGGGTGAGTCCGATCGGTGGATTGACGGCGACTATAAAGAAAAGATTCACCCGCTCTTGGGCTGCACCCCGCGCCACGCCATGCAGACCCTTGGTACCGAGTGGGGGCGCAAGTGCATCAACCCCGATCTGTGGGTGCATCTGACCGTCAACCGGATCGTCTATAATCTGATGCTGGACCGGAAAGTTGTGATGGACGACTGCCGATTCGACAACGAATTCACCGCCATTGACCGCCTCAAGGGGCAAGTGATCCGGTTGGAGCGTCCCGGCCTAAATACCACCAGCACCCATGAAAGTGAAAAGGGCTGCCGGTTCCATCAGGTATTTCCGAATTATGGCAGCCCGAAAGATATGCAGATCGCACTAGATGATCTGATCAGTCGCATGGTCGAGCGCCCATCCTGATAGCCTCTCGCCCTGTGATCATCAGCATATCGCTGATGTGGTACCGGGCGATCTTTAGAAACCACCGGGCGATCTGAGGTGGGTATTCGCGGGCCATTAGCATGGTCACACGGTCCCATTCTCGGCGCGGTAAAGGAATACCGGGAATTGAGGTGCGTGGCCCGTGGAATCCGAGAATAGCGCCCGGTGCTACACAAACATCGGGGAGGCCAAGATACATAGTACAGGCACTCTGGCAGTTGCCCCTGATCTCGACATGGGTGCTGCCGAGTGCCTGCATTTGCGCCAGCCGGTCATCATTAACAGACATGGCGATTCCCATCAGTTGAGGTTGATATCAGGTGGAGCGACCCAGCAGACCGATCTGATAGTTGTTTGCGGCACCGGCAGCGTTGATGATGTTGATCAGATCGGCGGTACCGGGCGTGACCGTACCGAGGCCACCAGAGCCGCCGCAGACCGCCGAGAATACACCACCGGGGCGAAGCGTCAGGAAGCCGGTGGCGACACCGAACAGGCCGAGGAACGGCGTGGCACCGGCACCGATGGTCAAGTTGGTCGTGTTTGCCGCCAGCGTCGAGTCGTAAGGCGCGTTGATAATGATCACACCAACAAGGGTGAGGATTGCCATGTTGACGCCGAAAGCATCCTTGAGGGTGCCGTTGAGGTCAATTGCGTCGGTGCCTGCCGAGGCGATGTTGCGCTGGCCGACCCATGCGATATCGACTTGGCCGACACCGGTACCGGCTGCCAGCGACACCAGTGATTTGATGTTGGGGTTGTGGGCCGGGATGCCAAGGTTCGCGGCCTCGGCCAGATAGGATTGGATCGCAAGTGCGATGGTGGCTTGGGCGGTAACAGTCATTTCAATTCTCCCCTTTGGGTTGGTGTGGTCATAGCATCAGAGTCGATTATCGTAAAGGGCGATGTCCTTGTAGAAAGCCGCCAGCACCTCGGCGATCTGATCGGTACCGGTTGCCGCGTCAATCTTGGCCGCCGTACCCATCCGCAGACCTTCCATGTCAGATGCAATGACGATCCAAGCATGAGACATATAGAGCCAAACTTGCGCTAATTGGTAAGGTGTATCGGCGGTGATCCCGATCTCAGATTGCATCAATGGGTAATCGACAAGATCGGGGTTTTCAGCCCCCAGCCAATTCCTCGCCTCTTGCTCTTTCCGCAAATAAACCATTTCTTGGCCGGGAAGCGAGGTCATGTACATTTCACGGGCAGCACCAATGGCATTGTTGACTGCCACCTTAGCGTCACGTTTGGCAGGGTCGAGGGTCACCAGAACCAAATCGCCATCGCGCACTTGCCATGCCGTCAGATCACCGAGATCGGTCTGCGGTATCTCAATCCAGTTTTTTCGGCCAACGATGATGTCCACACCGCCTGTTGCCGTGAAAAGGATATCACCATTTTCATCGTGAAAGACATACATCAGGTCACCTGCATTTTGTAGAAGGCGTATTTAATGGTACGGGCAGTCCCATTACCGGTCAGAATATTTGGTCGAGTATTCGACACAAACGTTGCCGTCAACGCATTGGTGAGAGTTAGCGCCAGACTAGCACCCAAAGAATCGGTGATCTGAAGGCTGTTTAAGCCCATCACCGCACCAGTATTTTCGGCAATAACCCACATTCCCGCGCCAAGATTAGGGAATACGGTATTGCCGGTGGCGTTGGCAGCTTTAGTGAATGTCCCGGTCGCAGTCGGATAGAGCGGGATAACGCCAGCAGGAACAACACTACTGATAATTTGGTCAACGATGACCATGCCCGGTGAACCGTCTTTGCCGGGATAATTCGACGATGCCACATCGGGGCAGGTACCCTTGGCACCGATTGTGATCACCAGCTTGGGTGCCGTCAGACCGAGGGCACCGACATTATAGGCCACCGTCAGTATATTCGACTTGGCACCTGACTGGTGCGGGGGGTTACTGGCACCACCACCACCGCCGCCAGAGCCGTACCCAGTCGCTGCCGTGGCCTGTGTCCAGGGTGAGCCGCTATTGCCGCGCTGCAAACCACCAACACCGTATGGTGTGGCCGAACCGCCGTTGCCCACGACGCTACTGGTGAACAAGCCACCAGCACCACCGGTCGAGGTCCAAGTAACACCGGCATAGGTCACGCCGTCATAAAGCTGAACAATAGTATCGCCACCATTGGAGCCGTTCGCGGTATAGCCTGCACCACCGCCACCGCCGCCGAGTACCGTAAGGTTCAAAGTGCTGATCAGCGGATTCAGCGTGACAGTTTGAGAAGTCGTGTATTGGACCGGCGGCGATACGATATTTGCCAGCAATCCAAAGTTGGCATTGACGATGGAAAATCCATCATCAGTGGTGTGCTGAATATAACGGCGAACGCCGCTCAGAGTCGTTTGGCCCATCAGGAAACCAAACCCGGTACCACCGCCAGATTTCAAGGTGCGGCCCATATACAGACCATCAGTGTCGAAGTCTGAAGCGCTACTCTTGCCCATTGAGAAACCGGCAGTCAGGGCATTGATCGTAAGCAATTCGTCAATGATCAAATGCTTGGAATGCACTTCATCATCAGCGATGTGCTGACTCAAAATAGCGTTGTCACTGATCAGGGTGCGTGTGGATTTCTTCAGCACCTCTAAGCCACCGAAGGCGGCGACCTGTGTACCACCGGCAGAGCGCGTCAAAACAAATCTGGCGCGACGGGCGTTTGTATCCGTGGTCACCTGTGTCGATTGATCTGAAACACCAGCGGTATATGCGGTATCCGTTGCCGTGGCGATGGTTACCACTGTCAGTGATGTTGTGGCCCCGGCAGCATCCAGACTTGCCGTTTCAAATTCGACCTTGGCCGTACCTGCACCCACAGCCCCGGTCGCCAGCCACGCGGATGCACCGATCACATAATCAGTGCCAGGCTCAACCAAAAACCATTCGGTTGTGATACTGCGCAGCGCAGCATTTACTGCGATCTGGAGATATTGCTGACCAATGGCCTGAGTGGCAGTTGGAATTAGCGTAGCAATGGCACCATTGGAAGTCGCATAGAAATCATCCAACACCATATCGAAATCAGGATACATATTGAACGGGTTGTCAAACAACCGCAGCGGGGTTTGCGTCGAGGGGATGAACACACCGGGCGCGGGCGATGACGGCAACAGAGAACCGGTCGACCAAGTATAATCGTTCGGATCACGTTCGCGCACGGCCAAAGCCTGAAGCCCGGTATTCAGATCGTCATTGACCGAGGCAGCCTCGAATAGTTTCGTGGTGTAACCATTTGCCGCCGAGGTCCAAGAGATCGTATCAGTCGGTTCAAGAATCATTGCGGATGGGCCGAGGGTGAACGCATGGCGACGGAAGCGCCGAGCGTCAAGCTGGTAGGCTACCATCAGGCGCTGTACTTGCTCAGTGAAGGGCACAGCAGGCAATTGGAGATCAGCCACCAGTCGCCGCCCACCATCCTCAGTCTCATAGGTGCTGGACAGGCGCACCGGTGCCGATATGCTTTCATAGAGGCTGGTTGGTTCGGGATAGGTGGCGCTGACACCATTGAAGGTTTGAGCGAGGGACGGGAACGAATCGAATTGCTCACTGGCCGAACGGATAATATCGTCATCGGTGATCACCATGACAGGCATGGCAGCGGCACCGACAACCATTTTCCAGACACCGCCAATCTCAAACAATTGACCGGAACATGCTTTCGTCAATTCGTCCAGAATATCGGCAGGTTGATCGTTGACCTTGATCTCAATACCAGAACGATAGGCAGCCTCGGTACCACCGGCACCCAGCGCCGTGGCGACATCGCAAGCATTCATTGCAGCAAACCAAGCCGCAAGCGGCAGATCGGCAGCAGCAACACCACCGCCCCAAACGCTACCGTCAGCCAAGCTGATACCGCGAAGGATATTATAGCACTGGACAGCCGGATTGCTTGACGCAACCCAAGTCGAGGGAGTCGCCCACCGCTGGCTGCCAGAACCACCGACAGTGGTGTCGAAGCGAGGATCGTAAAGCGGAATACCGGTAGTCTCGAAACGCACCGCAGGGAAATTTTTATTCAGGGTGGCGGTGTACAGGAAAGTCACAATCGCGTAACAGGTGTCCCGACCGATCATGTCACTTTGCCATGGGCGCGACGGATACGCGCTGTATTTCGAGATCAACGTAGCGTCGGCAGTCGTTTGGCTGCCGTCATAGTATTTGATCCACGCCTTATTCGCCCATTTGCCACCGAGATCATTGCCATAGACAGTCGCCGAGGCACCGCCAATGGTGACATATTCCCCGTCAATCATCAGCCTCGACAATGCCATCCCGCGAATATCCGACATCGAAATGACATAGGTCAAATAGGCATTTTGCGTTTTGCCGGATTTACCGTGCGACATCGGCGGGCAAACCATGCTTCCCGAAGTCGCAGATTTACCAATGACAAATGCGACCGGGTTTATCCCGCCAGTCTGAGTCGCCGAGGTTCTGATGCCACCGCCGATATTCTTCTTTTGGGATGCCTTGGCGATCAGCACCTCGACCACTGTCAATGCGAGGGAGGTTAAAAGCCGCGCAGCAGCCGCGCCAATCCACGTCGCCCATCCCGCGCTGGCACCGGCTGCCAATGCGGCAGAAGTGAAGAAAGAAACGATTGCTGCACCGACCTGTGGCATTATCCCACCCTAAACATTCTGGTTGCATCTGTCAGCGGCACGGTGCCAATACCTGAAGGCTGGCGCAAGACATAAACGCCCGCGCCCTGCACAATTCCAAGTGCATCACCAATCGCAGCGATATCGCCTTCCTGACCAAAGGCGACCGGTATTTCAGGCAACTCGGAAGCGATAATTGCGATGTGATCATCGAAGCCAAGACGACGCAATTGAATCAAGCCCTCGGTGCGGGAGGAATACTTACCGACCCATTCCGCAAGGAAATTGCTACCGGTTTGCACATCAACGGCACCGGCAACAAATAGGGCGCAGTCATGGGTGCCATAATCAAGATCGGCACTTGCAACCGAATTGACGAAATCAATCAGGTCTTGTTTCCAAGTCGGCTTTTTCATTTCTGCCCCCATGCGACATCAACAGAACCACTGACATCAACATATCGACGGAACCGATCATTTGATCGCAATTGCTGATAGGTATCAGATTGCGTGAGAACCAATGACCGGGTGAGGTTCACCGCAGAAGAAATCAGCTTCAGAGTGCAGGTCGAGGTGCCGTTGACTTCAGGCGTCACCAGAGGTGCTTCCTCAATCTGACCCTTGAAAACCCGCGTCGGTTCCTCGACCAAATTACCGGTCAGAGGATCAAAGAATGCCCGGTGGATTTCCACAGCCGCCATGCGGCAATCGTACAGGCGAATTGCATCGGCCACCTCTTGCGACAGCGGAGCCAAAACTAATTCGAAATCGGTCGGCTTCACACCGACCTGATAAACAAGCGGTGAGGACGGATTTGCGAGATCACCGGCACCGTAATAAGTACGGGCAACCGCATTGATCGTGAAGTTTCGGTTGTCGTCGCCATTCCAGAATCCCAGTGTAACCGGGCTGCCGGTCGACCGATCTTTTGCCGTGATCCAAAACAGGACCCGCGACATGAGGTTGCCGGTTGCCAGATAGGTTGTGAGGGTGCCGGAAAAGCTTTTCATGGGCGGAGACTCTGTGTGATCTTGAATGACAGGCCACTCGACAGGCGACCTGATGATCCGGTGGAAGGCTGGTAACTACCGGGTACGATCTTGGCAAGCATCTGAGGCTTGGACAAGGCCACAGCCGCCCCCAGCGTGTATCCGGCGCGGATGGGCGGTGTAACCTCGACCGATGCCACACCACCCGTTGTCGCGGCCCCGCCTACCACAACCCGGTGGAGCGCATAGCGCGTCGGGCTGGATAGATAGCTGAAGCTGAACATGTCGCCAGCCGTCAGCACATAACCGCTTGGCAGCCCCGCCAGAGCGATGTCGCGGTTGTTCGCGTTGACGGTCGACAGGGTGACCGAGGCAGCCCCTAGCACCCGTCCTATGGCGTCCTTGGCCGGAAATAGCTTGCGAGGGTCATAGGCCATGAAGCTGGCCCCAGCCTCAAGCAACACCTCAATCTGCGCCTCAATTTCAGACATGCTGTGGTGCGACTTGGGCACCAGTGCAACACCGGATGCCCAAAGCCGAGTACCAAGATTGGCGTCGATAATTTGACCGGCACCAGTAACATTGAATTGCCGAGATTCGCCAAGGCTGAATTGGTCAATCGTTGCCAGATCAGCAACGATCAAATCCCAAAAGCTGGCGACCGACAGAGGGTATGTACGGGCCATCAGCTATTCCTCCGGGGCTGTTTGACGATCCGGTTGATAGACCGAGGCAAGATGCTTTGGTCATACACCCGCAGCGCCGAGGTGACTGCATTTTGCGTGATCTCGTGCAACTCGGAATTACCGGTCGCGCCATTGACGTTGACAACGATGGTCACAGGGGCAGAGCCACCACCGCCGCCAGCATCAGCGCTGCCGAGGGTATGGTCGGTCACCGTTTCTTTCGGGTGCATCATGGCAAGGAAGCCACCCATGCCGTCGAGGCCACCGCTACGGCTGCCGTTGCCGGTGCTGCCGCCACCAGCGAATGACGGCATGGCGGGCATGGACCCGAGCCCAAGGAAGCTGAAGATGCCGCCAGTCAGCATATTTGCCAGACCGTCAAATACCGGCTGCATCATCAATTCAATGGCCTTGTCGATAACGGTGTTGAACATGTTGATCACACCGTCGAGGATCGACTCGGTACCTTTGCGGATTTTGTCAAACTCGGTCATCATGGACCCAGAGATCGTTTTCGCCATATCCTCGTAAGACTTCTGCAAATCCTCAAGAACCTTCTTAACCTGATCGAAGGTTTCTTTGATATGGTTCATGTCACCAGTCAGCAACGCCGCCTTCATCTTTTCATTGGCGTCTTTAAATTGCTGAGTGGCAAGGATTGCCGGATTCAGCGAAAGCACCAGCCGCTTGTAATCCTCGGCCATGTTAGCCAGAGCCGCACCGCCCTCTTTAACGCTGGAACCCATGCCATTGAACCAGTCAGCAATATCAATCGCACCGCTGGCACCTTTTCCGAAGGCAGCCATTAGCGCGTTGACAGACTCCATCGGTGCAGACAACTTATCACGCAAATCTGTAATGGCAGTTTGTGCGGCACCCATACTAGCAACAAAAGCTTTTGTATCAACCGGTGTGAAAGTCACAGGGGTTGCAGTGCCTCGACCTTTATTTGGACCATTCAAGAAATCATCTAGCGTAAGCAATCCATCCTGAAGCCATTGCAACGGAGCGGTTGCGTCAGCCATGATACCATTCCACATATCTGCGAAATAAATCTGAATTGCGCTAGTAACAATTTGGGCTGCGGGCGAAAGCATTCCCATTGCAATCCGTATCCGAGCAAACACCTCAACCGCTACGTCTTTTAACAGCGACAGAGCCGCGCCGAATCCACCGGCACCCTTGGCGAGTTGCAAGAACCATTTGATCAGCAAAACGGCTGCCGCAATCATGGCGACAAGCGGCACTAGATTCATGGCGACAGTCAGCAGGTTCATCGCACCGGTCAGGAGAGAGGTGCCGATCACGCTGGCAGCCTCGACCGGGCCGAGGGTAATCAGTGTGAACATAAATGCCCGCACCACATTGGTCGCCATGAGCCACGATCCGACCCAACCAATCGCCATGTAACCGCCCACCAGAGAGGCGGCGATCAGGATCATATCCATATGGTTGACGATCAGATTGCCAAGCCAGAGCATCGCGTGACCCAGCGCCCTAAACACCTCGACCAATGGCCCCAGCAATGCGCCAGTGGCCCCGGCGACATTACCAAGTTGGCTGAATACACCTTTGGTTTTCATGCCAATAATAACGATGGTACCGACCACCGTCAGTACACCGGCAGCGACAGCACCAAATACCCCAAAGAATTGGAGCATCTGACCACCCTGTTGAACAAAAGCAAGCATGGCATTTTGCCCGCCCGCGATCTGCACAGCAAAGTCACCCACTTGGAAACCTGCCTGTTGCAGCGCCCGCCTATTTGCACTCAAGCCCCGGTTCCAGCTTTGACTGGTGAGTTGCTGTGCAGCCTGCCGACCGGCAAGATTGTTGGTGCTGGCGGCGACTTCATTTTGCGTTCGCCCTACAGCAGCAAGAGCGCGTTCAAGCTGGTAAAGCTGCCGCTCATATTCTTCATCAGTAACGATCTCCATTGCCTGTGCTACCTTCAGGCGGCGCATCGTTTCTAGCAGGGCTTCCTTCTCAGCCCGCAACGGATTGAATTGCCGAATGAGTGACCCCATATCGGCTTCCATTGCATTCCACGACGCCTTGGCGGCATTGGCAGCGGTCGAAATACCAGACACCGCCCGAGACATGCCGGTGACTGCCGCTTGACCGGCGACCGAGGCGCTAATCTTGAAATTCACAGCCCGGTCAGCCATCTTTGCTTTCCTTCAATTCGAAATAGCAGATCATGTCCCTGATATCATCAAGGGTCCATGACCTGACAGAAGCGGGGGAAAGGTGAAGGCGATCCGCCAGCATGAGACACGCCAGCGTCAGCGAATCGCCTAAGATTTTCCCTTGCGGGCCTCGGCTTCATCCTCGGTCTGTTCCACCGACAACGCATCACCGAACAAGTCGCTGAAGATAGTCGAGATCAGCGCGACCTTCTGCCGCACCAACACCGGCTTGTGTTCCAGCGTAAACGCGGCGTTGCCGTCCGGCGTCTTGGCTTTGCGGATGATCAGGTCAACCATCGCCTCCAAGGACGGATTCGACATGAAGTCGGCCTGTTTCTTGCGGGCGAACGCCATGTCTTGACCGGTCAGCCCCGAAGCCATCAATGTGACTTCGGAACCGCCAATCGTAACCTTGGAGGTGGCAAGAGCATCAGAGTCGGCCTCGACCTGTGCCTTCAGAAGCGCCATCATATCCATGTCAGATCAAATCCCCGTCAGAGTGGGCGCACCGTAGCCCTTGTATTTGATGGAACGGGCCACCAACCCATCATGTGCCTGTTTCACACCGATCTCGGTAATGGTCACAGTGCCCGCGATGGTTGAGGAAGCATTGGCCGAGCCTTTGGGATAAAGGATCACGGCAATGCGGGAGCCGACGATATCGGTACCCACCTCGGCGGCAAGCTGGCCGGTATCCGCAGGGTCCCAAAAGCAATCCAGACTGCCTTCCCACGACTGGTGAACCGCTTCATCTTTGGTCCAGTAGTCGCCCATGCGAGTCGAATCGGTCGTCGCAGCGGAGATCGTGCAGTCGAAGCTGGTAACTTCGCCGACCAAGTTTCCGGCGAACCGGACAGAGCCTTCGCGGCCTTTAAAAGTTGACATGTCAGGTCCTCACGGTTTCAAGGTCATCTATGGCGGCACGATAATCCAAATCATATTGCAGCACAATGGCCGCGATTACCGTGCCGGTCGAGGCATCATCAGCAAAAACAGTCCGCGTCAATTCGGGCTGTTCCTCAAGCAACGCACTCCAACTATAGGCTTGGATTGCGGCATTGATCAGGATTTCATCGGCGTCGAGCAGATCATCAACGGCAGTCTCAGCCGCAACCCGCTGGCACCGGATGAATAGGGTGGCGGTGTGTTTCCGCGTTTTACCCATCATTTGCGATTCGGTATCATCCGACTGAAACCCGATATCAATAGTGGCTTGAGCCGTAGTGTTTAGGTTATATTTGCGCGAAGCAAATACCTGATATTTACCGGATGGTAGCGCGGCGACCAATACCGACTTCATGGTTGAGCGGATTCGTGATCTGATATGGGTCATGTTAGACCTTCTCCAGATAAACGACTGTCACGCCGTTCCCATCATTTTTCCAGTATTGGACAGTGTAGCGATCACCGCGAATCACCGCAGGCTGACCCTGTACCAGCACCGGCAGCAGCGCCGTGGGTGCCGTCACATAGGCGGCGTGGGCAAGGCGCGTGATACCATCGGCACCCGGCACCTCGACATCTTCATCGTCAAAGAAGGCTTGCTGTACCTCGACACCATTGATGATCACACTGCCGCGATCCTCCCCGAATTCCTTCGAAGAAAATAGCGCCGCCAGATCGGTGTCGAGGCACGACATCACCATGTCAGATCACGCGGGCAGCTTGGGAGCGCGACCGGGCTTCTCAACAGATTCGGGCGGCAGCAGTTTGCCGGTTTCCGAATCATAGAGATAGTCATTGGTGCGTTCATCGGTTTGTTCCAACCGGGGCGGCGTCATCACCAGCAATTCCTGCCAGTCGCCTTTGGTGCCGATCAGGTTCTTGGGGAATACGCGCCCGGTCAGCATCGGAATGCCACCAACAGCGATGGGAACAAGAACCTTCAGGTTCGGTTTTTTCGGATCATCGTAATTTGCCATGATAGCGTCCTTATTCGGTTGGTGGTTGAGGTGGCAACAGGCTGCCGGTTTCTGCGTCATAGAGATCGTCATTGACCGGTTCATCGGTTTCTTCAAGTCGCGGATGGGGTACCATCGTCACCAAGTCATACCAGTTGCCCGTGGTGGCGATCAAATCCTTGGAAAACACTCGCCCTACCAGCATCGGGACACCATTGACCGCAATGCAATTCAGAACCTTCAGGTTCGGCTTGTCGTTTTCCATGATTTTCCCCTCAGAGGATAAAAGGGGCGGCTAATACCGCCCCTTAGTTGATCAGCGATCAGTTGCCGATGCAGAAGGAGCCGACACGGGCGACGGCGAAGTCGACCGACTGGATTGCACGGATACGGACACCACCAGACAAGAATTTGGCGGCAAGGTCACGGTCGAGGCTCAGGCCACCCCACATACCCATCAGCAAGTCAGACCAATTGCCGAAATAGAGGTCGGCGGCGATGACTTGGTTGGACGCCACGTATTTGTAGCCGTTGAGGCCGGAATCGTTGGAGTCCATGATGAAGCGGGCACCCGAGGAAGCCGCTTTTTCCGTGGTTTTCAGGTAGCCGCGCAGCGAGGTCGGGCCGATGTACGCGGTATTACCCAAGAGGGCGTTGGCGTTGGCAACGGCAGTTTCCATCGCAACGATTTCCGACCAGATCGGCAGCGGGCCAACGGCGGCGTAGGAAACAGCGCCGATACCAGCGGTGTTTTTCACGCCGAGCGGGACACCAGCGGCACCGGAACCGGCCAGACCGGCGAGGTCGATGGATTCAATCATCGACCGAGTCAGTTGGGCGCGGATATAGGCTTCCACGTCAATCGACGACTGTATCATCATCCGGCGCGTCAGATCGGTATAACCGGCCACGTCCTTCAGCGAGAGGGTGATCTTGCGGAAGGTCGGCACGGTTTCAGCCGCGTTCGCATCTTCAGCCGCCAGCCACGCGCCCGCAGTATTTGCGTTGCCACCGGGGATTTCAACGTTGGCGTCGAGGCCACCGAGGACGGTCACACCGGCTTGCAAAACCGAGGAAGCGTTGCGCAGGTTGTCGATAAACCGGTCGCCGAGGTGCTGGGTAAATTGCACCTGCGTTTGAACGCCGGTCGAGACAGCGGCCCGTTGCTGCATCTCACCAGCGCCGCGCACCTGTTCGCCACCCATGCTGAAATTCGACCACGAATCCATCAGGTCCATCGGCAGCATGTAGCCAGACCGCGACACCTCGGCATTGCGGGCGGCAGCCTCGCAGGCTTCCCGTTCAAACTGCGACAGGCGCAGATCAGAAGCCGTGGCATTATCAGCCAGCGTCGAGGCGAGCCGCAGCACAGAGAAGCACTGTTGTTCGCGCTGGGTCAGGCCGATATTGCGATTCACCAGCGGCACGTCAGCAGGGATTGCGGCCCGCAGGACACCACGGAACGCTGCCAGCGACGGAACCTGACCGGCACGGATTGCCGCATCAATGTGGCCTTCAGCCAGATCGAATTGGTTGTGGCTGCGGGCCAGCGCGTAGATTTCGCGAGTGGCGTCAGCGATCTCGGCACCACGATTCACAGGTGCCGGGGCGGCGTTCGGCGCGGCGACCTGTGCGGGCGCGGCAGCGGCGGCAACCGGCGCAACAGCAGCCGGTGTCGTTTCGATTTGATCAGGCGGCATTTGTTGGCCCCTCATAGCGGTTGCGTTGCGTCCAATACCAACTGTGGCATCAGCCGGGACTGTGACGAAAGAAGCCTCGGTCGGCTTCCACCGCGTCACGCGGTATTCCCCCGTATCAGGACTCAGCGGCCCGACAGCGAGAATATCATAACCGACCGACACGTTACGGATAATACCGTCCATGATGTCAGTCAGAATCTCTTGGGCACCTTCCTTGCGGGAAAAGCGCACCTCGACGTAAAGCCGCCCATCTTTGAGCCAAGCCCGTTGGATCACGCCGATCTGACACTCCAATTCATCGCGGCAATGGCTATCCAAGAGCGGAGCATTGCCGGAATTGAGGAATGACAGGTCGACGGCCTCAGAGGTATGGTCGAGGATTTCAAAACCATCCCAGCGCCGAAACGGGGCTTCCGAAGAAAGCGGAAAGGTGATGACGTTCGGATCAGCCGCGCTGCGTTCTGCGGCGACAATGAAATCCGAACGAATCTCAGCGTGGATTTGATCAGGCGGCATTTGTTGAACCCTTCGGCGGTTTAACGGGCGTTGTAACAGCATCAGTGGTCAGTGTCAAACCAGCCGCCTTCAGCAATTCTTCATCTGACTTGATCTCAAGGATCAAATCGGTCACGTCCATTCCGCGATCCGCCGCAATTCTGGACAGCGATGTTTGACGGGTGCGCAAAGCCTCGGCGTTGGCCTTGATATCCTTGGCAGGATCAACCCAATCCCAGCCCCGGCCTCGGAAGGTCGAGTTAAACAGGATTGCAGGACCCTTGGAGGGCGGAATCTGCGCATCAGGACGCAAGAGGTGCATTTTCAGCCACTCTTTAAATATCGGTTCCTTCAGGTTGTCGATAATAAATACCTGCATGGATTTATAGGTATCCCGGTCCTCAATCGTGACCGTCCGACCGCCAGAATAGCTGACGCCACCCACTTCCATACCGAGCGACATATTGCTGATGTTCACACCCATGCTGATATCTTTTTTCAGTTGGGTGTCGAAGTCGGCAAAGTCGGTGACGGAGCCGCCGGGATTTGCGACCTTGAAACTCTGACCGGGCTTGAGGCTGCGATAGGTACCCGGTTCAAGCGACATCACCAGATCAGAGTCTTCATCATCAGTCTCGGTACCATCGGCCAGAGCGTCGATATTGGAAGCCGCACCGATCTCTGTTTCGATGAAGCCGCCCTGTGCTGCCATGACGCGGCGACCGGTCACCTCGGCCTCACGGTACCCATCAAGCATCTTGATCGTGTTGACGACCGATGACGTTGGAGGTTCACCACGCGACTGGCCGACACGCAATTCGTCATAGACGTGAATGATTCGTTCGGCAGGGATTCGCCGGTGGCGATTCTTGGCATTATTCACCGTCCACCCGAAGTCACCGGGATGGGAAGTGAAAAACCAATAGGCAACCGGCGTATCCAGGTCGTCCATTTCAACACCCAGCTTGATCCGATTGCCGTTGGCGGTGTTGATCGTATTCAGGGTGTGATCCAACATATCAGCTTCAATCGGATGAACAGCAATTCCATCCGCAAATTTGCTGAAACTCAGGTCATAGATATACTCTGCGAAGAATTCACCATCGCGGCAAATCGACGCCATTGCTAGCCGGTCGAGATCACGCATCTTGTGTTTCTTGTTCGCCATCGGCGATTGGCAGAACGCAAACCAAGCATTCTCGACGCGGGAATTCAGCGATGTGTCCAAGGTCGCATCTTGCTTGCGCACCCGGCACTGATAATGGAAGCCACCCGGCCCAACCACGTTGACCTGCATCAGGTGGATATACCGCTTCATGGCCGAGGAATTGCGACCCAGCGACCGAGCCTTGGCGCGCACCTTCTGAAGGCCGATGGACAACTCGGTATCTGCGGAGCCTTCCGAGGTGTCGAAGTCGCTGTAGCGGGCCACAGACTGCGCGGCCTGATAGGACCGGCGACGGGCCACAGTTGGCTCTTGGCGCACGACTGCCGGTGCCGGGGCGCGGGAAAAGGGATTCCATTTCATCCGAACATCACCTTCACTTTATTGGTTTTCCGGCCCGTCGAATTCTCGGCGATCTCAGATTTGTAGTATTCGCGCCACTTGCGCAATTCGGTGATCGGCATCTTGGAAATCGACCGGCCCGAGATCGAATAAGAATCGACATCATTGTCAGCCCGATTTTCAAGGATGCTTTCGATCTTTGCCAGCATGATCTGCGCATGGATACGGCGATCACTTGCAGGCAAGGTGATTTCAATCTGGCCCGACTCAACAATAGCTTCCTCGGAATCGGAAATACGCTTGACGCTGTAGTCAATTGCATACTGCCCAACCGTCCAATTTGCCGAGGTGACCGAGGGGATTGCAAATGACCAATATCCACCACTCTGGTAAACACCGGTAATCTTGTGGAGCGGTTCACCGGTCATACGGAAAGAGCAATAGACGACGAAAAGCGCCGAATCATAGTCGAAGGATTTCCGCCAGTTGATATAGGAACCGGCGATGATGGTCACAGGGTTACCGATTGGCGAGGCGGCAGCGTCGAAAGGATTGCTAGTCATGTTTCCACCCGTTGACCCAATCATCGCGCCCGGTCGACTGTTTCTTGGCCTTGGCCTTTGCCGCTGGTGCCTGATCTTCAGCTTGCCTAGTAACACGGCGAAGTGCAATTCGCAATGCTGCCCGCCGCTGTGCCCCAAGGTCGACCTGAAGCATTTCGAGGGCTGCCGTGGCATATACCCTCAAGTCGAAAGGTTCGTTCCTCGGCCTGATCTTGACCCATTCCTGTTTCTTGAAGCCCTTGACCAATCTGGTGATCAGCGTTTCAGCCGTCAGCCCTCGGAAATATTCTTCCTCCCGATCTTCAGGGAAGGCACAGTATCCGGCCTCGGTTGTTTTGGCGACCTTCAGTCGTGCGACAACCAATTCCTTGATCGTGTCCACACCCAGCATAAATACCTGTGCCCCGTCGAGGTTATTTCGGGATGCTGTACCAACCATCGGCTTACCGAAACCGCTGACGCCTTTGACAGCCGCGACACGGGTTGTCGACTGAGTAAATTTATAGACCGATGATGTATAGTGACCACCAGAGTCCATGCAGGTCATCCGGCAGGACATTTCACCAAATATCGGATGCACCCATGTCTGCCCCAGCAGAGATCGCAATTCCTGCCACGGTGCCGGTGTCGACAAATCACCGTAAATCTTGTGGTATCCCAGCGACCACGACTTGTGATCATCGCCCCAGCCGACAAATTCAACTTCGAAACGATCATCCTGAGTGTCGACTGCACCAGTAATTAGCGTGACTTCGGGCGGCACCTTGTTTGGGTATTCTTCCCGGTGACCCATGATGTCAGACCATTCAAGGCGCTTACCAACGTCCTCCCAAGTCTCGCCGAGAAACGTATTTACCCAAGTCTTGAGCAAATTAGCGTTACCCTTGGCCGCGAGGAAGTCTCGCACACCGTCAGCCAGAGGTGCAAACGGGGAATAAAGCTGATTCAGGTGATAACTGACGTTACCGTTAAAGGGCTTCTCAGCCCGCCATTCACCTCGACGGACGGCGATATTTCTGCGGGAATCATCCCAAACGCTACCGCAATGCTCACAGATATAGCGGGCAGTGTCGGCATCACCATCCTGCCAGACCACCGATGACCACTTGAGGGTCTGATATTCCTTGCAGTCAGGGCACGGGCACCAATAGCGGCGCTTGTCACCGGCCTCAAATGCCATTTCGATCCGGCTTGAGCCTTTATCGCCCGGCGTCGACACCATAGCGATAATACGGTTCCAAAATGTCGTGGTGCGCTTGATCGCAAGGTTGATCGGATCACCCTCGGTACCGGCAGATAATTCAAATCGGTCGACTTCATCAAATAATACTGCCCTGATCGGCCTCGACGCCAGACCGGCAGGAGCATTTGAACCAACCATCGCCAATGTTCCACCGGGGAACGATTTAGCCATAAGGGTGTTACCGCTATCGCGGCTACGAGCCTCTTTCACCAGCCCGCGCAATACCGGTGTATCGCGGAGCATCGGGGCGAGACGTTCTTTTGAGAACATTTTAACTGAGTCGATGGTCGGTTGCACCACCATGATCGGGCATGGGTCTTGGTGCATCAAATAGCCAAGAGTATTTTCAAGGAATGTGGATTTAGCGACCTGTGCCGACGCCATGAGGGATACGATACGGACACCGGGCCGACCGATCATGTCCATCGGCTCACGCATGTATTCAGTGCGTTCGGTGCGATAGATACCGGGGCTGGCCGAGGACTCAGGGGATAGACGACGATATTTGTCAGCCCACTGAGAAACAGTGAGATCGGGCGGTGGAGCAAATAACTCCATCGCCCGTTCAATGACCGCGTTTATGTCGGCAAACTTAGGCACCGAGTTTCTTCAGCGCGGAGCGCCCGGTGACCGTCAGCAGCAACGGCAGCACCAGATGGTTGATCCACGAAGGATCGGCAGCAACGCCGGGGATGGACACACCAAACACGTTGACGGCAACTGCCAGCGCAATGCCGAGGCCGGAAACAAGGTAGGTTTTGGACCCGTCGAGGTTCATTCGATTTCTCCCAAATATTCGATATGTGGCCCGTCAATGTGATCGGGGCCGGGGTGGCGCTGACAGTAGGCGGCGACTTCGCCGTGGAGGTCTTCAGCGTTCAAATCCTCCAACTTACGATCCCAAACACCGCCCCAGCGAAGCGAAACTCCCTCGGCGCGGGCAGCAAGTGCGACCGATTGAATTACCGGGAAAATAAATTCCCAATTCCAAGTGGGTGCCCCGTTCATAAACGGCACCAGATCAACGGCGTTGCCAGACTGATGGACGGATTCATCGCCGGGGGCACCGCTTTTGTCGGTAACGGTTTTGCCGGGGTTGCCGAAACGCCCTTGCACATAAAGGCTGTGCTGTTGTGCCGCGTTGCGGATGCCGCCGAGGTCGAGAACGCCGAAGTCGACCGGCGTGATCGTCAAGGCTTGGCGGATCACCTCCACCAACTTGGGATTCAAGCCGTGGATATTTCGCTCAGTGCGGGAACCGAAGGAAAAAGTCATGGATTTGCCCCTCCAAGAGACAGTTTGAGTGGTTTTGCAACAGGATCATCAATAGCGCAAAACTGACAAACACCAGAAGTGGCTCTGACCGCTTGATCGCTATTTTAAGATTTGTCATCATCTTTCGTTGCCCCTGCGATACGGTTGCGGATGATGGATTGCAGGAATTTGCGGTTCCCGACCGTCATCGTGAAAACGTCCAGTACCATGAAACCGATAGCCATGATGATCACAGCCGCCCATGTTTCGTTGGCATGGATATAGTCAGCGATAGTCGGGGATAGGGATACGGTCAACCCGCCTGAAACGACAGTCTTGACGATACGCTTGAGGATAGGATCGGCCTCGGCGTTGCGCGTAACAACGTACAATGCCACGGCAATTACGCCAATCCAGTATTCAGTCGGTTTCTGTTGGATCATTCTCGGCCCCCGCTGATTTCCAATCCACTGAAACTTCTGACAGAGCATCGTAAATGCCGTCTTTCAGCTTGCTCTGGATCGAATACACATCGTCGTCACCGAGAACAAGTGCCGCCAGCGCAACCGGAAGGCGAAGGAGTCGGTTCTTTACCCTCACGATCATTTGACTGAGGCCGGTTTCAACATCGGCAACAGGCACTAGTTGACCGGCAGCCACCATGTTTTCCATTTCCAGCTTCTCAGCGCGGGCGGTATTCACCCTGATCTCGGTATCCGTCTTGGTTGTGTCAGCTTGCGGTTCGGGAAGCCCCGGTAATCCCGGCAGTCTGATCGGCTTGGCTGTGGCATGGCCGGGACGCCAACCCTCTGGAGCAAAAGGATAATTCTCGCCGAATCCGCGACCACGCTTGGTAATCTGGCGCTTGCGCATCCACTCGCCGAATTCTCTGGCCGGATAGGCACCGGTCGGTGTCCTAGGTGGCGGATTTTCCTCTTGATCCCAATTATATAAGGTCACAGCGGTAACACCGGCCAGTACCGCTGCCTCTCTCTGAGACAGAAGGAAATTGCCGTCCTCAAACTTGTGAGTTGTCGCTACCATGCCTGTTTTCTAGCGTTCTGGACAAACTTAGTCAATCTGCTAACTATTTGGTACAATTGGCCTTCGGCCAACAGCGAAAATAGCTATTTATTCACTATTTACTGGCGATTTGAGAATATTTTCCCGCTAGAAATGCTTTGGGGTGGCGCGTTACC